TTAAACAAGTAATCCAAGGTGCTGTCCGTGCGATCCCAGAGACGGTTAAGACCCTCCTGAGAAAGATCTAGGTAGTTCTTTGTGTCGATTGCGGCGGCGTCATAAGCCATCTGCGTGTTGGTGGTTGCAACCGACTGACGCCATTTTGCGTTGGATTCATCAACAGCGAACTGCATCTTTGAGTAGAACTGTTGGCGTTCATTTTCCAAAGCCATGCGGAACTCTGTGGCATCATTGATCTCGCCAGCATTGAACCGTTTAAGCTCAGAAAAGAGGTTAGCATTAAACTGTTCAACCTGCGTACCAAGCTCTGTGTAGAACTTAGTAAAGTCATTTTGAGTTTCAGCGGAAAACCGTCGAGCGGCGTTCTCTTGCTGGCTGTCTTCAAGCAGAACCTGAACACGGGACTGAGTGTTAATAACCTGTGCCTGTTGTTCATTGGTTAGGTTAGTCAGATCCATTTCTAAGAAGGCTTTGGCGTTTTGAACCGCTGCAGCCTGCCGTGCGCCTAGATTAGTAACCTCAAACTGGGCAAGAACATTTGCCTTGTTAATGATGGCCTGTTGACGGTTGTCTAGGTTTTTAACGGTCAGCGTTTGGAAGAAGGTTGCTTCTTTTTCAGCAATCCCCAAGGTAGCTTCCATAATCGCATTAGACATGGCTGCAGTTCCTGCAGTACCAGTAACGCCAGTGAATGACATTGTCCGACTTACTGACCGGGCAAGGCTTTGCGCCCATGGCGGGATAACAGGTTCACCATTACTATTTTTAAATTCAGCAGAAATAATCTCCATCTGCCCTAAAATAGTAGACTTGCTATCAGTGTAGTTACCTTCACCTAGTTTTTGAGCAAGCAATTTACCTGCGGCAGTAGAGGTATCAATAATGGTAGATATATTCTGTGTGGCGTAATCGTTTAGAGCTTCACCAGTAAGGTTGGCTGTGCCATCCGCATTTACTCCGGTTGCAGCCCCTTCCATGTCAATCTGGATACCGTCTGCATCAACCAAGTTCTCATCACGGATCTCACCGGTGGCCGGGTCTACATTGTATTCTGGATTATCCATGAGGTCAGAAGCGGTAGCTGCGTCATATGTAGTGGGGTCTACTACGTTAGGTGCGCTGACAGCATCAACACCTGTGACCGTCTCTGGCAGGTAGGCCTCAAGGGCAGTGAGTGCATAGTTTGGACTGTTAGGATCTAGCAGCGTTCCTGCAGTGGCCGGGTCTAAATTTGGGATAATGTCAGAAAGGTTAATACCTTTTCCATCAAGGTAGCCTTTAGGGTCTGCAATCATCGCTTGGATTTCTTCGTTGGACGTAGCCACACCAGAATCCACAATCATCTTAGCTATGCCATCGGCAGACAATGGTCCGGTAGAACCCCCGCCTTCGGCTGCTTGTGCGTTATCTGCAGCTTCCTGCATAATTGCATCAGCACCGTCATTGTCTCCACGGTCACGGGCTTCTTGCGCCATCCTTTGATACCCAGTGACACCGTTTTCATCCGGCTGGGCTAAGAAGTCTTTTACTTCGTCGCCTTCAACAACAACCTCGTATGGTAGACCTAAGAAGTTATAGGAATAATTCATACCATCAGCAGAGGTGTAAACCTGCTGACCACCGACAACCTTTGTACTGTCTTTCTCTGGATCTAAATTGTTAGCCCATCCAGAAAGTTTCCCGATGATGCCTATAGGGTTTACATAACCCAGCGCAGCCGAAAGACCTGAAGGAGCCATACCGCTAGGTGTAAAATCATTATTCGTATTACCAGAAATATTCGGTGAATTGCTTGAGGTATCGTTTGCAGAACCTGTATATACTGCGTTGCCGTCACTATCGCTGCCGTATCCGCCAGATGAGTTTTGTTGAACCACCTGTCCTGCATTACTACCGCTGTCATACGTCAGAGTGCCGCCCACATAAGAAGCGCCATCATTGGGGGTAAAAGTATTTGCAACGCTTTCAGTGAAGCTGTTGCCACCGCCGAAGGTATCTGCCCATAAGCCCATTAGATCTTATCCTTTTCTTCTTCACATCTGCGGATACGATCTCGCAAGTATATGTAGTTTTTTACAGCCTCATCTATTGCCGTTGCATCGGCAGGAAGGCTCTCTAATTCATCGGCTAATTGGTTGTTGAACCGGTCATCATACTGCTTGATCTGAGGGCAATAGATTTCGAGTTGGGTTCTATAAACCGTTTGAGCGCAGCCGGTCAGTGATAGACTTGCGATCAGTAAGATTATCGCTTTCATTTTCAGACATCGCCTTATAAAAATCAGCCGCCTTTTGTTGCGCCTGTAGTTCATCGGTAAGGACTTTATTCTTCTCTTTCGCCCGTCCTTTGATCTGCCCAAAGACATAAATAATGGGCAGAGCGAGGGCTAAAGTGGCAATGATATAGGTCTTAACTTTGCCGAAGATGCTAAACATCGACCCCGTCCTTTTGGTCCTTCCACCGGGCATATGCTGCCAGTGCTATACCGGCGACTGCACAGAGTAGAAAAATAGTCTTTAGGCTGTCAGCGTAGGCTACAAGCCCCTGTAGCTGCCCTACCATTTCATTCAAGCCGGTGGCTGCACCAGCAATACCTACACCTGCCATCGTCTTAGATTTAGCCAGAGGTTTCTTGTCTTGTGCTGCAGGCTTCTGTGCCATTGGTACATCTACGTCATCGCTGGGTAGCTGTGCGTCCAATGTGAACAATGCTGCCTCTGCCGCACGGCGGCGTGTGAGACCAGTAAGGGGCTGAAGTTTGCCACCAACCCGTGCTTTGTTCCAGCGCATCAGTTGTGCCGGGACTGCAGAATAATCACCTGCATTAAGTTTCTTTAGAAGCGTCGATCCACCAAAGGCACCGCTACCGAGGTTGAATACAAACGACACTAGGGCATCGAATTGGTATTGCGTTAAAGGTACATCAACCAGACGTTTAACATCCGCCTCGTAGATCTTCATGTCTTGCCGCAAAAGGTCTTCTGCCTCTTGCTTTGTAAGACGCATATTCTTCTTCACACCTTTAGTGTGGCCGTAGCCGATGGTGAGAATATTAGCTGGGCAGCGATATGGTACTACCATACCGTCTGGCCCTACTTTGTGCAGACCCTCAAACTTTTTGATTAAGTTCAGGCCTTGGTCAGAGATTGATTTGGGATGCATTATATTACCGAGTTGTTGTGAAGGGGGAAGCAAAGCCGCTTGTAGGAATTTCGCCTTGCATTGGGACGCTTAGGTTGCCCATCGATACATTGCCGCCTGTCTGTGTTTTCAGATTTTGTAGATCGGACAGTGTACGGTTAATGTTTACTACCTTGTCGCCAATACGATTGCCCTGAGCATCGAAAGCCCGCAGGAGTAGGTTTCCGTTCTGATCAACAGCACGAGATATTGTTGTGCCGTTATCGGCTACAGTGTTTGTAATAAGTAGACCCTGATCATCAAAGGCATCGCTGACTTGCTTGAAGTCTTGACGCATACGAATATCCAGATCAGACTGACCAGAGGCGATATTCGCTAGATCCCGTGTTTGAATATCCAGCGTACCGGAGGTCTCATCAAAGCCCCGAAGAAGCTGCTGAGATGCAGTACCCAGCATATCCTGTGTATTAACTGTCTCAGCCATCAAGCCCTGCTGACCGGTCTGTACAGTATTAGTAAGGTCTTGCTGTCCACGATCAATATCAGAGAAGCCTAGCTGGATGCGATCAGACAGGCTGCCTGTCTGCTGTTGGATAGCTGTAAGGGCATCCGATACATTCGAGTTAGATGTCTCAAGAACATTACCGTTTTGGTCTAGTCGCTGCGTGATCAGATTACCGTTTGCATCAAGTTGCCGCAAAATGGTGTTTCCAAGACCATCTGTGCTGTTTTGGATCAGATTACCTTGGTCATCAAAAGCAGACGCAATTTCAGCAAACTGTGAGCGATTACCAGCATCAAACTGTTCGATGTTCTGAGCAACACCCAAGATTTGTTTAGCCTGCTGGCTAAGTGTACCAGATTGAGTATCGAAGCCATTGCGCAACGCAGACTGCACATCTGAAATTTGACCGGAGGTGTTGGTTAGGCCGGAGGAAAGAACCTCATTGATATTGACCGAAGTGTCTTGGATTAGACGACCTGTTTGGTCGAACTTCTGAGTAATGAGATTACCTTGCTGATCAATAGAGTTGGTAATCGTGTTACCAAGATCATCTTGAGTATTTGCAATAAGCTGACCAGTATCGGAGAATGCTGCCGAAATAGATGTAGCTTGGTTGCGCAGTGTGGCGTCTAGGCCTTCTTGGTTAGACAGGACGTTAAGAAGATCAGCACCCTGACTTTGCAACGCCCCGCCCTGTGTATCAAACAGATTGTTAATGTTTGAACCCTGAGACTGAAGCCCTTGCACAATGCTGTTTTCAGTATCAGCAAACCCAGTACCGAGCGCACTATCCACCCCGGTAAAGCCACCCTCAGTAACCTCCTGTAGCCCGGAAATCTGTCCTGTCAGCGAGGACTGATACTGCTCGGCGTTGGACAGCATGGTCTCAACATCCATCTGAACTTTGCTTATTTCTGCTCCGCTACCATCAAACTTAGTTTCGATAATACGGCCTTGGTCATCCATCGCACGGGAAATCGTATTTCCCTGATCATCAACGCTATTAGCAATAAGCTGGCCGTTTTCATCAAAGCTGTTAGCCAAAGCAGTGTACTGTTCACGGCTGGTTGCATCGATGGTTTCACCTGTGGTTTGTAGCAAACTTTTAACATTACCAATGCGGGAACTAAGGTTCTGGCTCTCAAGCTGATTAGCCGCTGCCGTATCAGAAAAGCCGCCTTGGACTGTATCAGCAAGCACCTCAAAGCCACGAGCAGAGCCTTCACCTAGTGTACCGATGTTGCGGTTGATGTTATCTTGACCTTGGGAAGATGCTTGTGCGTAGTTACCAATATCAGTACGCAAGGCTTTTGCGGCGTTGCTTTGTGCAAGCTGAAGATCAGCACGGGTTTGGTTAGCAAGCGTAGTGTCATCAGAGTAGCGATCTACATAAGTATCGAAGCTGCTTACAAACCCGTCCTGCGTATTCTGTAGTGCTGCCTGATTTTCTAGAGATTGCCCTGCATAAATATCAGCAGAACCCTGCATTGCGTCCAGAGTAGTGCCTAAGTTATCTTGGCCCCCTAACACATTTGCTTGCGTTTCTGTTAGCTGCTTAGACGCACCCTCAAATCCTTTGTTGAACTCGGTAGTAGCCGCTTCAAATCCAGAGTCTCGAAGTCTTTTGGCATCAATAGCCTGTTGGTCTCTGTTTCCTTGAGCCTGAGTAAACCCAGCGTCCATTGCGTCAATGCTCTGAACAAGAGTACTATTAGTATTGCCTGTAACATCATCAACAGTATCAAATCGGGCGTCCATTTCAGTGAAGCCAGTGGATATAGTACTCGGTAGTTTTCTCAGTGCGGTGTTGTTTTTGGAAAGCAGGCCTGCGTTGTGATCCATTGAAATGGCTGCATTACTAAACTGATCATTCATACCTTTATTGTATGTACCCAACAGATCTGTAAGGTTGGTAAACCCAGTATTGGTGTTAGTATTAACATCGGTAGCAGCATCGTATATATTTCTGCCGAATTGATCAACATTACTAGAGATAGTGTCTAGCTTACCGCCTGTAGCGACAAATCCTTCCTCAATCTGAGTACCCATATTGCCTTGATTTGTTGATAAGGCATCATACTGATCGTCACCCAACCCAGTTTTGTTAATGATTGTTTTGCTCTGAAAGCACATATTTAAATCTCCTTGGTAGCCGCATATCCCGTGGGGCTATATCCTCGTTTTTCAAGAAACTTTCGGTAGCCTGTACTGTCGCTACCTGTGGTTGCGCCCATCATGACTTCGTAAGCACCGTTTGATTTTGCCCATTTTTCAAAGTTGTCCATTAGACAACGTAATACTTTAGGTGCGTACCTTCGGTATTTAGGCAGAATGACAAGAGCAAAGTCGCCCGCCTGTTTTTTTGTAGTAAAGTACGGAGTATCTATGTATCCGTGGAGATACCCCATTACCTTTTTATCAGTCGTATTGATTGCTACTTCGCAATAAATGTGGCTGTCTTTATCCAGGCTAGCCATTAAGTATTTTGCAACACTATCTCTGTCTGTTCCAAATTCAGTATAGCGACTGTTGGCAACCAACCATTCTAGAATGTCTACGCATTGTAAAAGGTCACGTTCTTTGAATCGACGTACATAAAAGTCGTCGTAGGCCATAAAAACCTCATTTAACTATGTGCTGGGGATGTAATCAGTATAACACCTAGTTAGGGTCTTTGGCAAGTGTTTTATGCAGCCGCTACTACAGCCGCTGGTGTTGCAGCGACTACCGCCTGTGCCGCTGTACGTTCAGCCACATCAGTCGTAATCAGTGGGTTCTCAATGGTTTCCTCTGTAGGCTCTGCGTCCATGTCATCAGAGTAGACCAAGCGTGTGACTGTAGCCTCAACAGGTTCAATGGCTGTGACTGTGATAACCTCGTGCATCACATCGTCCATTTCACCAGTTTCTTCGTTGAACACCTGTTCACCTGTGGGCTGCATCTCAGTGACTTCTGCACGACCATCTGCAACGATGTACTGCGCTAGTCGGGCAGTGGCTGTACGGTAAGCTGAAAGCTGTTGGTTGAATAGCTTTGTGTCTGCCGCTGCTTGTAGGTCTTCTGGAATATCACCGTCGAAACAGGCTGCACCTTCTGCAATGATTGCGTCTAGCACTTCCTGATAGTGGCGGTTTGCAGGGTCAAGGGGGATGTAGTGGTTGTAGGTTTCGCAGTAGATTGTGTTTTCTTCTGTTGTGTTAAACATGATTATAACTCCGCATCTATTTCTAGTTGGGCCTGAATGCCAGAGGACACCGTACTAACAGACCCATTTATAGACATATTATCTTTTGTGACAGACCCCGCAGATACAGTAATACTGTTTCCACCAGAGTTTACGGCATTAGAAATTGTTACCGTAGGGGCGGCACGTTTTGTAACTCTAAACTGGTAGGCTGCTCGTACAGTTGCAGTGTGATAGCCCGTAACACGTCCATAGTCTGGCTTCTCAAAATACCTCTGGCACAACGCCAGTTCTTCCCCGTAAGACCGATGCTCGAAGGGGGTGGCGACTTTGCCTAGTTCTAGTTGGACACCTGTGATGAACAACTCATTGTCTGTGCTACTGTAAAAACTATCAATACCCGCAGCACGGTTTGCACTTACGGCAGGTGCCCATGCGTCTGAATTTAATGTGCCACCTGTATAATTAGTCCCTGCGTGTATTGCGAATAGCAGATACAAACTATTGTTGTTATCGTTATCAAATGCACCAGTAGTATCCGCAGGGAAAGTAAGCTCAATCCTATTCCATTCGGTTGTAGTGGTAAATAGTTTGGTTATCTGTCGCCCGTTATCACCATCATACAACTCTAGTCCGTATGTAAAAGATGCGTTAGCCTTAACGTAGAAGCTAACAGTAATAGGTTTAGCGTCAGGAGTTCCTTTTCCTATACTCTGTAAGTTCTGCCCTTCAAAGCGTTGCTGTATTTGAACTCTTTCGGCAGAGCCGATAGAAGTATCAGCAGTAGTACAGGATATTTTTAACGACTTGCCTGAGATTCCGTTAGGGCTGTCGTCTACTTGTTCAATAGTCATCCTTCCAGCCATTGTGGAGTTTAAGTCAAACTTCCACCTATCAACGGTTGTGTAAGCATCACTACCGCCACCAAAGCCCGTGACTGACGTGCCTCTTTGTGCGACATTCATACCACCGTTAATGACCAAATTCCTACGCCCAGCACCTATAAGCTGAAACTGTTCCTGTGGTGTCTCAGCCCGTAGCATTGCCTCACCAGCTATGCCTGTGGGCTTTCGGAGGTCAGCCAACTCCTCCCGTACATTTATGGCTGGTTTGTTTACTCTAACTGTCATGGATTAATCCTCTGCCACTAGGCCGTTGCTGGCACTGATT